CCAAAACTCAGCGATGGCATCCACCGCTGCGGCTACACGTTTCGCGCTCGCCTTACGCTCTGCAGCCAAGCGAACATCGCGGTCTTCCAGTGCCTGGGTTCGTTTGAGTGCTTCAGCCCCGTAATCATGGAACTCCTCGGGTTTCGCTTTTTTCTCGCGCCCCCAAGCGTCGTAGCGCCTGTCCCACTCTCGGGCCTGCGCGCTGTCTGCATAGCTGGTTGCCATGGTCGCCTCCAGAGTGGCGGGTGTTGATCCAACAAAACTCGGCTGCACTCATCCATTCCGCTGGTTGCCGTTGGGCGCGGAGGAGAGTGCATGCGGGTGGTGTCGGAGCGAGCGCGCAGGGTGATTGGTGCGACTACACTCGCTTTGCGCACTTCATAAATTCGGAGACTTCAATGGAGTTGATTTTTCGTTTTGCTATTTGCGTCTCGTTACTGACTTTTGGAACAAGCGCATTGGCGGCAGAGGAGGCCGGAGACACTGCTTTGACATTGCTCGTCACCGCCAATTTCGCCGGAGGTTGCCAAATCATTTCTCAGATGGCTACCTTCCAACAGTCAACGAAAATGACTGGAGGGGATGCGTTTCTTGAGCGATTTCTCAGCACTGAATCCGCCAGACTTGGCATGACGCCGAAGCAGTACGTTGAGCAATGTCGGCGTTCAAATGAGATTTACCGGTCCTATCACGACGAGCTTGAAAAAACGCCAGGGCAGTAACGCAACATTCTTCAATCCAGCTAGCCCAGGCCCGCTACTGGCGACGGCCTGGGTATGCAGCATCAGCAATGTCCGTCGTCTTTAGGTTGGGCCTACTGTTTCCAGTTGATGCGCGGTGACATCCTCGGTCCTGCTGTCCGCTGCCTGAATGAGTGTTGGGCGCAGCCTTCAGGCTTGCTGTGCCTCGCGGGTGAATCGTTCATCTATTTCATGATGATCTTCCTCCAATGAGCGCCGTTGGCATCTTGGCGGGCGTTCGCCGTTCTCTGGTTTGTTGCATTCAGGCGGCCGGTATAAGCCGGGGATTCCTCCACATCGGTAGTCACTGTCGCCCTTGCCATGCCTGCAAGCAGAGGCCCGTGGTTCATCCAGACAGTGACTACCGATGCGGAGGTGCTCGGGCAGTTAACGTCAGGCTGAAGTGGCGCTGGTTGGTCAGTCGACTTCGCCCTGAGCGAGCATCTTTTCAATGTCGCTGGCGGTTGGCTTCTTCCAGTTCTTGATCTGGCCGGTTTCGAGATCGATGTTAAGGATCAGGTAATCGCCGTAGTGATCGCCCGGGAAGAAGTCAGGCACGTAGCCTTCGTAGCTGCCGACTTCCTCGCTCTGTGCATCCTTGAGGCCGGCAGCGAAGCCGTCACGCACCTTGATGTGTAGGTGCAACTCAGTCACATCGACCTGCACCGTTTTCTGCTGGTTGATTTGCATGCTGCTGTCTCCGGTTGTTTTCCCAATGCACCCGTCACCAGGTGCATCAGTGAAAAATTCCGTTTCTCCACCACGCGCATCGCCGGATTCATATCTCTAACCTGCGTCACACATTTCGTGTCCGGTGTTCTCCGCAGATCGGCTTGCGTGGTTTCGCGTACTCACATCTGGTGAGCACGGCCAGTTCCAGAGCTGGCGTGGCATCGACTATTTGTTGCTCGCACTTACCGGCTGAAACCCGGGGTAGTCGATGGCGAGGATCCTGAGTTGTTAAAGAGCGGCGGGTCTCGAAAGGCCCTTCGCAGTGGTTGCGTATTGCTGCGATGGACGTAGTTAACCATCGGTATATTTGCGCGTCAATACCGATGGTTAATTTAATTTTGAGACGTGTAAGGTATGCTCTTCTAAAAACTGGATATACATACAGTATTTGGAGGATGTAATGGCTAAGGCGAGCGAGCAGTCAAAACCGGCACAACGACAAGAAATGAGCGGGATTGAAAGGCTCGGGCTTCGCGTCTCATCGATGGTCAACCACCCCGTAGCGCAGATTCAGCGCTGGGTGACGATCCATCGCCTGGACACGGATGGTGACCGTGAGAGGGAGGAGGTGATGGGGCTACTAAACGAGACGGATGGCATAGACATGACGTGCAACGACGATGAGTCGGTGACGTTGAAGTGGGAAGCGTGCGTGGAAGAGGATCGGCCGGTAGAAGTGTTCGAGCCGGTAGAGGAGCCGGCTCCTTTCTGACGGGCATTAAAAAGCCCGCGTATTGCGGGCTTTCTATATGGGGTCAAATCCTTTTGTGCGTTGAATTTGCGCTCCATTTTGTGAGCGATTCGTGAAAAGCATGTCGCAGATACGAAAAAGCCCAGCACTTGGCCGGGCTCTTCATGCACGTCGCCAAATCCCTTTGACTGACTGCATTGTGCTTGGTAGGTGTGACAATGGAATGACAGGTTGCCGAATGTCGTATGGTTAGGTGCGTTTCACTGATCGCCATTCGACTGACCCAAAACTCTTTTGAAGCACGGAACTGAGCGAGTTGAACGTTGTGATGTCGTGTCGAACTCCGGTAGCACAGAAGGCAGCCAATTTGTGGCAGTTGTTCGTGATCAAGCAGTAACCCGACTCACGCCCAATAATCGCCTTGGCTCGGCGGCTGATTTCCGGACTCGAGATTGGCTTGCCATTGCTACATGCAATGAAAAGGCTGACGCCTGTGCGTACTACGGAAGAATCCATGAACTCACTGATCGATACTTTCTTTATTTCCCCGTTGCCATTTCGCTCTACGATTCTATTGCGGCCAATGTATATGCCGATATGGTCCCAGCTTCCAGCAAGGTCACACGCGACAATAGAGCCTGGAACGAGCTGTTTCTGAATATTGAGCACCTCATCAACAATTGCTCGGCTCCCACTGCGCGCATTCTTCTTTTGCGAGGCAAGAAGTGCAGGCAAAAAGACCTGCCCCCCTGGAAGCAATGATAAAGCTAACCCTGTGAGTATTATCCTTTTCATGATTGCGCCCCTACCAACTCTTAAAATTTCTCAAGCGTGAGTGCCAACACGCCTATTCAACTTCCCCCCCGCACATTAAGGAGGGCTTTCGCCTCGGCCTCTCGTCCATCACCCCAAAGGCGTTCAGCCATTTTGTTCAGAGCCTGGATAGAACGCTCAATGTCGGTAGCATTCGCTGCAGCCTTACTTTCCGAATGCTTCTTCGTGGAGCTGGGCATGACGCCTCCTTGCTGGAGTCCGTATTATCGTTCGTATCGCTTCCCGCCCGTAGAGATCAAATAGAGAGACTCTGAGTAGGGTAGGCGGGCGATAATTTTCGTGTTGCTCACCACTGCCCCCATGGTCACCCCTCGGCAAAGCAGGCTAACGCTGCCCTGCAGCCGCTCGCACATGGCATCGGCGCTGTCGATAAAGTTCGTCTTGTTAAGTCTCAGCATTATCACCGTTCTACCCTCGGGCACTGCGCCGATCGGAGGAATGGCAAAAATAGTTATCTGGGTGTAGATGACTATTGCAACGAGAGCGACGATTCCAGCAATAACCAGCTTCTTCATGGAGTCCTTTCCTTGTATTGATTGAAGCAATGGGTTGTTACCTAGCGTACAAGACCGCCACAAAATGGAACCCGCCGTGCCAGATCAAACTGCGTATGGCGAGACCTCAAACCAAATGCGCATTCCACACCAGCAGCACCCGTGCCTGGATGTGCGTGTCTTCCGCCCTGATGGTTTGCGGTGGATGTCGAGAATTGTCAGAGAGCATCGTGATCTGCTCGTCGCCTAGCCACTGGAGACGCTTGATATAGAGGTGGCCGTCCCAGGAAAACATGTAGATCCCATCTCCCGCGAACTCACGAACGCTGACATCGACCAAGAGCGGGTCGCGGTGCTTGATCGTGGGCGCCATCGACTGGCCCCAGCCCGTCACCATCTTCAGATGGAAATGCTCTTTGAACTCAACACCCATTTCGCGCAGGTGCTGGGGGCTGACGCGCACGTCCTGAAACATCTCGGGGTAGTCATGAGGGATCTGCCCGCCGCCCATCGCGGCTCGAACGTCGTAGTGTGCAATCCACACTTCGTCACCCATAGCGCCAGGGCGGTAGTAATCCAATTCGATCGCGCCACCACCTTCTTCTGCCTGGGCGACGGCGAGAAGTCGTCTGCGAGCATCCTCAGAAAGATTTTTCCCGCTGCGATTCAGCATGTCCCGGATGACGTCCGCAGCTGAACCACCTAAGGCTTCGCCATTGTCGTCCGATCTCACAACAGCTGAGCCGGTCAGATTGCGGATCTCCTTCGCCAGGCGAGGGCTGAAAGCCTCAACCGGCTCCTGAATCATTCGCGCCAATACCGCTGCGAACTGTGCGTTGAGCGGGTTTATCCCTTTGAAGTAAAGGTTCACAGCGGCTGGTGTCATACCGGCAGCATCTGCAATTTTTTTCTGGCTCAGTTTCAGTTCGTTCTTTTTCGACAAGAACAGAGCGTGAGCCGACTCGCACTCGGCCATGCGGTCTGGGGGAAGGATTCGTTTTTTCGTCATCGCGAGAATTTAAACCAATGGTTAAAAATGAGAAGAAACCATCGGTATTGATTATAAATTAACAGATGGTTAATATCGGCCTCATCACCAAGTGAGGCACGACCATGAATGAGAATTCCCTCGACGATTTCGTGGCTGACAAAGGTCAGTCTGAAGCCGCACGGCTTCTTCGGGTGACTGCTCCAGCTATTCACAAAGCCCTAATCGCGAAGCGGGACATCCGAGTGCTCGAACTTCCCGATGGAAGCTACCAAGCGAAAGAGCAGCGCCCGTTCCCATCGCAGAAATCTGCCGCCTAACCGATCACTTTCCGCTTCGAGGCAAGAGACACGGTCGCGCGCTCAAAACCGCGTAATTCGTCACCGCCAAGTTGGCTCCGGAAAGGATCGGCGATTTGCTCAAACGCAGGCCAGAGCCTGATTTGAGATGACAAGGGAAGGGTGGAGGCCAGGGCTACCACCAAGCAACAAAGGGCGGATATCTCGCCTTGCAATTCGGAATTAGAGGTCATGGATACGTCCCTGATCAGTTGATGAACAGATCATCGCCTTGTTGGCGTATCGCCACCACGGAAACGGAAACGAGGTTTTACGAATGGAAGATTTCCTGCGGTCCTGCCAGAGCGCTGTTCTGGATAACGAAGCAAAAGCACTGGCGGCAAAGATGGGCGTTCCGCATGTAGGTCTTCTTCAGCGCGCTAACCCCGACAACGATGCCCATCACCTGACCGTGGAGCACCTGTTCGGGATCTTGCTGCACACCGGAGATATGCGCCCGCTGCTGGCCTTGGCCAACGAGTTTGGTTTCGCCCTGGTCGCGAAGTCCGCGCCTGAACCACAAGCATTGACCAAGTCCTTGATCAACGTCGGCAAGGAAGTGGCCGATCTGACCATCGCGGTACACGAAGCGCTGGACGATGACCACGTCAGCACTTTGGAGAAAACCATGATCCGCCAAGAAATCAACCATGTTCGGCAGAGCCTGGACGTGATGGATGCGTCGGTAAAAGCAGCCTGAAAAGTTTTCGCATGCTGAATGTTTTGAGGGTGGAGATTGCCATGGATTGGCATTTCAAGATTTTGAGTTTCGAAACGCCGTTTTTGGATCACTGCCTACCCACTATTAGGGGAAAGACAGCAAACGACCAGGCATAAAAAAGCCGGCGTACGAGGCCGGCTTCTTCAACAACATTGCGAGGCAAGAATGAACCAACACTTCGAATCAAGCAATACCTCGAACCATGTCGCGACACGTTTTGTTAATTCCGAAAACGTGTCGCGGACCACAATGTCCTCCCGCGAGATTGCCAACGTCACTGGCAAGCGCCACGACAACGTGAAGCGCGACATCGTTGCGATGCTCAAAGACCTGAAAGTAGATGTACTCAGTTTTGAGGACATCTACCTCGACGGTCGCAACCGGGAGCAGGTGCAGTATCTGCTCGACCGCGAACACACCGACTGCCTGCTCACCGGCTACAGCGCGCCGATGCGCATGAAGGTGATCCGCCGCTGGCGGGTGCTGGAACAGCAGCAGGGCGCCCGCGAGCAGGTCATGCTAAATGGCACCAAGGTCGTCGGTGAGATCGCCATCATGGAGTGCTTCACGCGCCTGCTGAAGCCCGCTCCATCCTGCCAGATGGCCATGCTCACGAAGATTGCTCAGAACAACGGCTTGGACCCTAAGTTTCTCCCAGGCTATGTCGTCGACGCGGCACCAGATGCTGCCGCCGGCTCCTCGATGCCCACCAAGTCGGCAACGGCCTTGCTGAAGGACAACGGCATTCGCGTATCACCTGCGGCTTTCAACCGCGCACTGGAAACTAAGGGCTTCCTGAAGCAGCTCCAGCGCAAGAACTCCAAGCAGGTGATGGTCGACTTCTGGTGCGTAACCGAGAAGGGCCTGGCCTACGGCAAGAACCTCACCAACCCCCAATCCCCTCGCGAGACGCAGCCTCACTGGTACGTCGATCGCTTCCTCGAACTAGCCGACCTGATCGGCAAAGGCAGCAAGTAATGGCCGGAGACTGGATTAAAATGCGCATCGAACTTCAGACTCATCCGAAAGTTTTCCGCATGGTGTCCGCATTGAAAGCGGACAGACTTAGGATCATTGGCGGACTGCACATCGCTTGGAGCATCTTCGACACCCATTGTGATGATGGTGTGCTGGTGGGTTACACCACCGATGCGATGGATGCTGTCATCGGCTGGCCGGGCTTTACCCAGGCCATGATCGACGTCGAGTGGGCCGCCCTGAATGATTCTGGAAGCCTTGTAATGCCTCGCTTTGATGAGCATAACGGCAAGAGTGCGAAGCGCCGCGCGAACGACAGTGAGCGCAAGCGTAACACTCGTAATGGCGAATCTGTCCGCAACGTGTCCGCTAGTGATGCGGACAAAAAGCGGACCAGAGAAGAGAAGAGAAGAGAAGAGAAGAAAGAACAAGATCAAGAGACTTGCTCGGCAAGCGAGCAGGAGGAACTCTTCTCGAAGTTCTGGATGCTCTACCCGTTGAAGGTGGGTAAAGCCAATGCCCTGAAGTCCTGGATGAAGCTCAAGCTCACCGACGAGCTTTACGCTGAAATCGTCGAGGGCCTGGCCAAGCAGGTTGTTTGTGTCGACTGGACCAAGGATGCCGGCCAGTACATCCCGCATCCTACGACCTGGCTCAACGGCAAGCGTTGGGAAGACGAGGTCAAGGTCGCCAGTAACGTGCACCAGTTCCCGGGCAAGTCCCGCCACACCGAACTGGACCAGATCGACCACGCTGCGAACCTCGAGGTGAATGCCGATGGCTCGTATCGCATCTAACATCGTGAGCGTGATCGGTGTGTTCGGCCAGATCCTGGAATCGCAGAAGCGCCAGTGCCCAGCGCACGGCGATTTCACCGATTTCCTGACCGGTCTGGGCAAGGCTCGCTCGGCGGTATGGTCTGGTTGCCAGCGCTGCGCCGATGAGAAACGGGCTGAAGCTGATCGTGTCGAGCAGGAAGCGTTGACTCGCGAAAACGCTCGGCGCGCCATCGAATCCCGGGTTGGCCGGTCCTGCATCCCGCCACGCTTCGCTGAACGCAGCTTCTCCAACTTTCGAGCTGACAACCCTGGGCAGAAGAGCGCCTTGGCCATCTGCACCGAATACGCGGAGAGTTTCCCGGCGCACGCTCAGCGTGGCCGCAGCCTGATGCTTCTGGGCAATGTCGGCACCGGCAAGACGCACTTGGCCGCGGCCATCGGCAACTACATCATGCGTGAGTTCGGCCTGACCGCGCTCTACGTCACCGCGGGCGCCGTGATCCGTCACGTCAAAGCATCGTTCGACCGGGACGCCGCGCACAACGAGGTGCAGGCCTACCAGCTCTTCGCGGCACCAGACCTGCTGATCCTCGATGAGGTTGGCGTGCAGAACGCCACGGAGTTCGAACGAACCGTGATGTTCGAGCTGATCAACTCCCGCTACGAAGCCATGAAGCCGACGATCGTGATCTCTAACCGCGGCCGGGACGACCTGCCGGCGTACATGGGCGATCGCGTTGTGGACCGCCTGCGCGAGAACGGCGGCAAGCTGATCTTGTTCAATTGGGAGTCGCAGCGCGGCAACGGGGAGGGCGCGTGATGGACATCGACAAAGAGAAATTGAAGACGCTGCTCTGGGCTGAAGCCGCCTCCTTTCGAGCCGACTGCCCTGACTGGAAGCGCAACACCGAAGCGCTGCAAGACTTCCTCGGCGAGAAGACCGTCGAGGAGGTGGCCTTGGAGCTGCTGGCCGAAAACGAAGCGTTCCGCAAGGATGCCGAACGGTATCGGTGGCTGCGTGAGGGTGAATCTGGAAGCGATCAAGATCGAATGGTCCGAGTTTTTATGCGCGAAGCGCTTGATCAAGAGATTGATTGCGCAATTAAGCGGGAGTCTCGGGCATGACTGACAAGATCAGCGTTAACAGCCAGGCCAAGCTCACCGAGGCCATTACCAGTCTGACAACCATGTATCGCGACAAAAAGTTCGTCGTGGTTTCCCTGCGCCCGGGCAAGGACCGCACGCTCGATCAGAACTCGCTGTGGTTTGGGATGTACAAGCGCATTGCCGAGATGACCCAGATCGGCGATGCGGCTGATGCCAGGCGCTACTGCAAGCTGCACTTCGGCGTGCAGATCCTGCTGAACGAAGACTCTGGATTCCAAGCAGCGTGGTACCGGGTCATGCGCCATCTGCCCTACGAGGAGAAGCTGGCCATGATGGGCGAGTGCAAGCTGTTCGGTCCTGATGGCTTCCCGGTGACCAGTCTGTTCAATCGCGCCCAGGGCATCCAGTACACCGACCGCATCGTTGCGTTCTTCACCGGTCAGGGTGTGGTGTTCACCGATTTGCTCAGTAAGGAGGCTGCATGAAGCGCACTCCACTACAGCGCAAAACTCCGCTCACTTCGGGCTGCAACCGGAGAAAACGCTGCCCGTCGTGCCGCGTGATGTTCACGCCTGCGCGCGACTCCCAAGCTGTGTGCGGAGAGGTAGAGTGCGCCATCGCTCACGGGCAGTCAGAGAAGGGCCGGTCGACCGCGCGTAAAGCCCTGGCGGATGTCGAGCGCAAAGAGATCAAGGTCCGCAAGGAGAAGCTGAAGAGCCGGGCGGAGCACCTCAAGGACACGCAGATCGCTTTCAACGCCTGGGTGCGTGAGCGGGATGCCGAACTGCCTTGCATCAGTTGCGGCCGGCACCATCAGGGCAAGTACGACGCAGGGCATTACCGCACCGTCGGTAGCAACCCTGCACTGCGCTTCGAGCCGCTGAACTGCCATCGCCAGTGCTCGCCATGCAACACACAGCTTTCTGGGAACATTGTGAATTACCGCATCGCGCTGGTTAAGAGAATCTGCGCCGAGCAAGTCGAGTGGCTGGAAGGCCCGCATGAACCGAAGAAGTACACCGTCGAAGAGCTGAAGGCGATGACCGCCGACTACCGGGCAAAAACAAGAGAGCTGAAGGGGAGAGCAGCATGACCTATCGCAACGTGGTGTCCGCGGTAGTCCGGGCGCTAGCCGCCGAAACCATCAACTCCGCCGGCGGCTGCGACTTTGAGCCCAAAGTGCAGTGCGCCAAGCAGAAGGGAGAGATTGTCGGCAAGGAGGCGGCATTCCTCACTGACTGCTGGGTGTTTGGCCGGCTGCACAAGTCGCTGTCGGCGGCGCACTGGCGGGTGCTGGTAGCAAAGTACTCCACGCATGACGAGCGCAAACATGGGGCGATCCTTGAGCTGATCAAGACTGCGCAGTCACCGGCACCGCAACGCTTCCGGGAATGCGCAGTGCTGACTTGGGCAATCCCGCAAGTTGCCGGTACAGAGGGCAAGCGGTCCGCCGCGGTCCTGCCTGCTGCCTGGTACGACATCACCAATTGGGACAACGACGGCAAGCCGGAATCAACCCGGTACCGGTGGCGAGCCAACATCCGCAAAGCGCTCGACGACCAAGTGAACGAGGCGCTGACTGCTGCGCAGGAGTTGCTGGATTCAGAGGGATTGATCGAAAGTTGCGCGGCGTAGCAAATAGCCATTGCACTGAGTGAGAAAGTGAGAGAGTATTTACCCATCCTGTCGATCTTGCGCGTTGAGGTTGCACAGTAAAGCCCGGCATAAAGTCGGGCTTTTTCATGGGAGGCAAAGGAAGATGCGAACTCTCTTACTTCTCGGAATGGTCCTCTCGCCATTTGCGTTTGCTGACTCTTTCGAGCCCTCGCATAACTGCGACCAGCCAGATATTCCTTACGAGTTTGCAGATCAGTATCAGCGCGACCAGTTCAACGCAGAGGTGGAGGAGTACAAATCCTGCATCACTGACTTCGTAGAGGAGCAGCAGGACGCAATTCGAAAGCACAAGTCGGCAGCCGATAATGCTATTGAAGAGTGGAACTCGTTCGCTAGATCTACATGAAATCGCAAAACGATTCTTGAAGCCGGATTAACCACCAGGCTTTTTGTTAACGCAGTTCGTCCAACACCTATTCCAAGCCTCGGCATTTGCCGGGGCTTTTTCGTTTTCGGCTCCACCACACCCATCGCTCTGAGCTGGGAGTGCTGTTGAAGCTGATTCAAATGCACGGGCCGGCGCAGACATAGTCAATTGGCCCGCATTTAGATGAGCGCTAGGCTATCGACCTCTCGCGCCGTAGCTGGGTCGACCATACGGGATCGACGAAATACACCAGTTGCCACAAGGGCATCTATGACCGGA